ATCGATTCAACCTTGTATAAACTTAAATATCTGAACTAAGCCATGCCAAGCCACTCACCAGCACAAGCGCGAATGATGGCGGCAGCAGCCCATAACCCAGAATTTGCAAAAAAGATGGGTATTCCTGTAAACGTAGCAAAAGACTACAATCAGGCGGATAAGGGTAAACACCTAGCCGAAGCAATGAAAGCAATGGACAAAAAGAAAAAAGAGGGCGGTTAAACAGGCGTTTGAGGATGTCGAGTGCGTTATTTTCCTGTTTTCTCGCGCACATAATCAAAGACCAAATCAACGCCCTCACCCAAAAAGGCAATGAGAAAAATGCAAATAGTCCAACGCAAGATAGAAGATTTAATCCCTTACGTTAACAACAGCCGCACCCACAGCGATGAGCAAGTGGCACAAATAGCGGCAAGCATCAAAGAGTTTGGCTGGACTAACCCAATCTTAGTAGACGGGGCAAATGGCATCATTGCGGGGCATGGGCGGGTCATGGCAGCCCGAAAGCTGAAATACAAGGAAGTGCCAACCATTGAGTTAAAGGACATGACCGAAACCCAAAGGAAGGCTTACATCATTGCCGACAACCGCCTGGCGCTTAACGCTAAGTGGGATAATGAGATGCTGACCATTGAGTTAAACGACTTGCTGGCAGACGGTTTTGCCTTGGAATTGTTAGGTTTTGACCCTACTGAAATGCAAACACTAATAAATGGCGGTCCAGACTTTGAGCCAGCAACAGAAGATGAGCAGGGCAAATTAGATGAGTTAGACCCTAAATGGATTGCTTGCCCACATTGCGGGAAAGAATTTGATGCAAGACAAGCCTAAACTCAAAATTGATTGGGCAAGCCATGATGCAGCTAAATATGCTTGCACAACATGGCATTACAGCAAGTGTTTGCCTGTTGGCAAGCTGGTAAAAGTCGGGGCTTGGGAAAATAGCAAATTTATTGGTGTTGTTATTTTTGGTCGGGGTGCAACTTATAGGCTGCTAGAAAAATACGAACTAAGCCAAGATCAAGGTTGTGAATTAGTAAGGATAGCTCTTACAAAACACACTGCACCGGTCACCAAGATTATGGCGCTAGCAATTAAGTTTCTTTCTAAATCATGTCCTGAATTAAAAATGGTTGTTTCTTTTGCTGATCCCGCACAAGGTCACCATGGCGGTATATACCAAGGGGGAAACTGGATTTATACAGGATTATCAGACCAAGGCGGCAGCTTGGAATATTTTTATAAAAACAAATGGACACATGCTCGAAGTATGAAAGAAGCATGGGGCAGCGTAGGTAAAGACATAGCTCAACAAAAAAATACTTTGACCAGAAAACCATCAAGAAAGCATCGTTATTTAATGCCACTCGACAAAGAGATGAGTGCTAAGATTGCACCATTGGCAAAACCTTATCCTAAGCGTGAGAAGCAGGCGATGGTCGATTCCCTCGACACAGCGGCGGTGCGTCACCGACCCTCACGCTCCATATTGATAGAAGAACTTTCGGAGATATAAAGTGCAGCAAGGCAAAAAATATACCCCGACTGATGAGAATAAGAAGCTAGTCAAGACGCTAGCGGCGGTTGGCATTACCTTTGAGGACATAGCGACCAAGCTGGAAATCAGTTCCGATACGCTAGTAAAGTATTACAAAAAGGAACTAGACGATGGGCGCATCGATGCCAACGCAAGCATTGGGCAGACCTTGTTCCAGCAGGCAAAGAACGGAAATACCGCTGCGGCTATCTTTTGGCTGAAAACTAGGGCTAGGTGGAAAGAAACCCAAGCGGTTGAGCTTAGTGGCCCAGATGGGTCTGAAATGGTTATCAGATGGCAAGCGGAGTCATAGAAATCCCTTACAGCCCTAGAAAGCAGTTCAGGGGGTTTCACGCCAGAACTGAGCGCTGGGCTTGCTTGGTGGCCCACCGAAGGGCGGGTAAGACCGTGGCGGCTATCAATGACCTTATCAGGGCGGCAATCACCTGTAAAAGCCCTATGCCCCTGTTTGGGTACGTTGCCCCGTTCAGGAGCCAGGCTAAAAGCGTGGCGTGGGACTATCTCAAATATTTTGCCCGCCCAATCACCAAGTCAAGTAATGAGGGCGACCTAATCATTGAATTGCTCAATGGTGCAAAGATCAGGCTATTCGGGGCAGACAATGCCGATGCCATGCGCGGGTTAGGCTTTGATGGCCTTTACCTTGACGAATACGGCGACTTTAAGCCTAGTGTTTGGGGTAACGTAATCAGGCCAGCGCTATCAGACAAACAAGGTTGGTGCGTCTTTGGCGGCACACCCAAGGGTAAAAATCAGTTTTGGAGCATCTATGAGACAAGCAGAAAACTGCCAAATGAGTGGTTTTCGCTATCCTTGCCTGCCAGCAAGTCCAAGCTATTGCCCGAATCCGAGTTAGATGCGGCAAAGGCCCAACTAGCGGAAGATCAGTATTTGCAAGAATATGAGTGTAGTTTTGAGGCCGCAATCGTTGGCGCGATATGGGGAATTGAGATGCGCAAAGTCACCGAAGACGGGCGCATTACCAAGGTTGAGAACCAAATTGAGGTCAAAACGCATACCGCCTGGGACTTGGGGCATACCGATGACACGGCTATTTGGTGGTATCAGGTCATAGCGGGCGAGATACATATTGTTGATTTTTTTGCACTTTCTGGTGGAACAATCGAAGAATTTGTATCAAAAATCAAAGAAAAACCCTACAATTACGGAAAACACTACTTACCGCATGATGCAAGGGCCAGAACTTTGGCAAGCGGTGGGAAGTCAGTAATTGAGCAAATGGCAGTCGGATTGGGCATCAACAACTTGGCTATCGTGCCGAGTTTAAGTGTCCAAGAGGGCATTCAGGCGGTGCGTACAGCATTGCCAAGATGTTGGTTTGATGCTGAGAAATGCGCAGATGGCATTGAGGCGTTGAGGCAATATCAGCGTGAATACGATGAGGACAAGAAGGCTTTTAGGCAAACGCCCAAGCACGATTGGACAAGCCATCCCGCTGATGCCATGAGGATGTTAGCAATTAGCTGGCGGGAAGAACCGAAAGATAAACCGCCAGACCCGAGTAAAGTGTTGATTGTTGGCCCTGAAAATGAGGTCACAATGAACGATATGTGGGCAATCCACAAACAAACCGCAAGGAGTAATCGAATATGAGTGGAATTAATACACCCTACGCCTACCAATATGAGCACGTTGCCGCTAGTCAAACAGCGCAAGTGTTGGGCGGCACAGGCGCGGCTGGTGATTACATTCACCGCCTAGCTTGCACAGTATCAACTGCGGCAACAGGTAGCGTTATTATTCTTGATGGTGCTAGTTTTAGCCACACAATACTACCCGCACTGCCTGGCGGTGGCGTTGGTCAATACGACATTGAGTTGAACGCGCGATCCAGAAATGGCGCATGGAAGATCACCACAGGCGCGGGCGTTGAAGTCTTAGCCATTGGCATTTTCTCGGCTTAATTATGTCTAAAGCCGGACTTTATGCCAACATTTTGGCAAAACAAGAACGGATCAAGGCGGGTTCGGGCGAAAAAATGAACAAAGTTGGCAGCAAAGATGCCCCTACCGCCCAAGATTTCAAAAACGCCGCTAAAACCGCAAAGCCTGAAAAAAAATGACAGCCGCATGGACTCGCAAAGAAGGCAAAAATCCTGAAGGCGGGTTAAACGCTAAAGGGCGGGCGAGTTATGCAGCAGAAACAGGTGGAAAGCTAAAGCCTCCCGTTAAATCTGGCGACAACCCAAGGCGCGCATCATTTCTTGCGCGTATGGGCGCTACTGCTGGCCCAATGGAAAAGAATGGCGAGCCTACACGGTTAGCCCTTGCTTTAAAGGCTTGGGGCGCATCATCTAAAGAAGATGCCAAAGCCAAGGCAAAAGCAATTTCTGAAAGAAACAACAATGGCTGAATTAGTCCCAACAGAAGTTGACAAGTACAACACCCTAATTGCCACTTATGACAACGAGTTCAAGAAGTGGGAATCACGAACCAAGAAGATTATTCGGCGTTACAGGGATGACACTCGAAGCGCAAGCGGCAATGACACCGCCAAATTTAATATTCTTTGGTCTAATGTTTCAACCTTAATTCCCGCTGTTTACAGCAAGATGCCAAAGGCTGATGTCAGCCGTAGGTTTGGCGACAATGACCCAATTGGGCGTGTTGCATCTACATTGGTTGAACGTGCGCTAGATTTTGAGATTGAGCATTACACCGACTTTAGAAGCACTATGCGCCATGCGGTGGAAGATCGTTTCTTGGGAGGCCGAGGCGTGGCATGGGTTCGTTATGAGCCGCACGTTGTGCAAATGCCTGGTATGCCAGAATCCCCTGAAAACGATGATGGCCTGCAAGTCACCGAAGATGCAGACGAGGCAGAAACGAAGGACTACACCGCTGGTCAAGTTGAGCCAATGGAGCAAATTGAGTACGAATGCGCACCGACTGATTATGTCCATTGGGCTGATTTTGGTCACAGCGTTGCCCGTACATGGGAAGAAGTAACCCAAGTCTGGCGTTGGGTTTATATGACCAAAGATTCGCTGATTGAGCGTTTTGGCGAGGAAGCGGCCCGAAATGTCCCATTGGATAGCGGCCCTGATCCTTTGTCAAACTACGCAAGCAGCCAAAGAGAATACACCCGAGCAAAGATTTGCGAGTTATGGGACAAAGAAACCGCCAAGGTTTATTGGTTCAGCAAACAAGGCAACAAGTTTATTGATGTACGCGATGACCCGCTAGAGTTAGAGCAGTTTTTCCCTTGCTGCAGACCTTTGTATGCAACGATGACAAGCGATAGCCTTGTTCCCGTGCCTGATTTCGTGTTGTATCAAGACCAGGCCAATGAACTGGACATCTTGAGCGACCGCATTGATGGGTTGGTAAAGTCTTTGCGTGTTCGTGGTGTTTACGATTCAAGCGTTCCCGCATTGCAACGGTTGTTGACTGAGGGCGACAACAACTCCCTAATTCCTGTTGACAAGTGGATGGCGTTTAGTGAAAAAGGCGGTTTAAAAGGCGCAATTGACCTTTTGCCTTTGGATACATTGGCAAATGCTTTGCTCCAATGCTATCGGGCTAGGCAGGAAATTAAGCAGCAAATCTATGAAATCACGGGTTTGTCGGACATTTTGCGGGGCGCATCACAGGCCAGCGAAACAGCTACCGCCCAACAAATCAAAGGGCAGTTTGCAAGCCTTAGATTGCGGTCTATGCAAGAGGAAGTGGCTTTGTTTGCCTCTGACTTGATTAGGCTCAAAGCGCAGATTATTTGCACCAAGTTCCAACCGCAAACCATAATGATGTATGCGGCGGCTAGTCAAATGCAACCCGTAGATCAGCAGCTAATCCCGCAGGCTTTGCAATTGCTTAAAGACAAGCCTTTGCGCAACTTCCGAATTGAAGTGGCGGCAGATAGTTTGGTGCAATTGGACGAGGCGCAAATGAAGCGCGAGCGCACAGAGTTTATTGGTGCGTTTGCGGGATTCTTGCAACAAGCGATGCCAGTTGCGCAAGCAAGTCCAGAGATGACCCCTGTTTTGATGGAAATCATGAAGTTTGGCGTTAGTGCGTTTAAATCATCGTCACAACTTGAAGGTGTTATTGACCAGGCTCTTGACCAAATCAAGCAAAAGATGGCGCAACCGCCACCGCCCAAGCCTGACCCTGAAATGATAAAGTTGCAGGCCCAGCAGCAATCTGATCAAATGCGCGTCCAAGCAGATATACAAGCCGCCCAAACGAAAGCACAATTTGACGCCCAATTACATCAAGCCAAAACCCAAGCTGATATGCAAATGGAGCAAATGAAGATGCAGGCAGAAATGCAGGCCGAAGCGCAAAAACAACAATTTACGGCTCAACTTGAAAGCGCAAAACTTGCCCGCGAACAAGAAATGGAGCGTTTTAAAGCTGAATTGGACGCCAACACCAAGATTCGTGTTGCCCAAATTAGCCATTCATCGTCTATGCTGCCCGAAGATATGAACGCACATCAACAAATGAGCGCCGCATTAAACCAAGACTTGCGAAACATGATTGAAATCTTGTCTAATCAAATTTCCGCTTCAAACAATATTAAGCCTGATAAGGCTGTTGACATGGTAATTATTGAATAATCGTGCTATGTGTTGAAACTTTGCTACAATTAAAACTGGGCAAAATGTCAATGCGGACAAAATGCAGTTAATTTGGAACGACCACATCGAATCAGATAACGAGGAAATTTTGCTAACATGAGAACAACTTACGTTATGCGTAATGGCGAATTGGTTGAAAAACACAAAGCCAATGATGATACAAATGCGCCTATGGTTATGGGTGACATTTCTCCTTACCAATCAATGATTGACGGCTCTATGATACAGAGCCGAAGCCGACACCGTGAACATCTAAAAGCGCATGGATGTATTGAGGTGGGCAATGAATCAATGGAAACAAAACTTACGCCGCCTTCTAGCGAGAAAAGGCGTGAGGTATTGGCGCAACAATTGGGCAATATGACCCATAGCGAGGCCAATAGCATAATGAATTCATTGCGTGAGCAAGCCAATCAAATGAAATACCACAGGAGATAATTTTGGATACTACAGAACCCATTGTCCCAACAGAAGCGTCTGACAACCGCCGTGACTTGCTTTCACAGCAATTTGATGAGGTGGCGCAAGCTGAACCCGCAAAATTTGAACGCAATGATACGGGGAAATTTGCTGCTACTAATGGTAAACCCTTAGAAGAACCGGCAGAAGAACCCGTTTGGAAGCGTGCGCCAGCAAGTTGGAAGAAAGATTATCACGATGTCTGGCAAACCGCTGACCCAAGGATGCAAGAGTACGCCTGGCAGCGCGAAGAACAAATGCGCAAGGGCGTTGAGCCTTTAATCTCTAAGGCGCAGTTTGCAGACCAGATTAACGAGGTTGTCAGCCCTTATTTGCAAACCATACAGGGAATGGGGTTAGACGCCCCCAAAGCGGTTAAAGCCTTGCTGGAGGCCGACCATATGTTGCGAACCAGTAACGGGCAAAATAAATTGCAGTTATTTAGTAGATTAGCGCAACAATATGGTGTAAACTTAAACGAAGTCAACTTCCAGCAGGGGGTTGACCCGACGATTTATGCACTTCAAAACGAGCTAAACAATGTTCGTGGCGAGGTGAATGGCTGGAAACAGCAACAAGAGCAAGCTCAAAATCAGC